ACCCACTGTCCACTGTGTCAAATATGCTGTTTTTCCTGCTGGCACTGTGTACAAACACATAAATGTCTGACCTCTACCTGCCGCACTGGATCCTGTGCCATCAACACCAATCTCAGCCAACACTGTGCTGGTGCTTTGACTTGTGACACTGATTGTGCCTTCATTAACACCACTAGTGCCTGCTGTGCTTACTCGGGCTCTGAACACTCTGACAAATGTTTCAGTGCCTGCTGAACCGCCCACTGTGAGTGTTTCTGTTACCACTTCGTATGCAGAATTTAATCCCTGGATCTCAACAGTTCTTGCACCTGTGCCTGTGGCTGAATCTGTGCCACTGCTACTGGTAATTGCTAGAGTCTCTGGAGATGCGATATAAGAATATATTCCACCGCCATCCCATATGGTTTCTTTGTTTGAATCTACATCCACATTCATACCAAACTTTTCAATGTAACCAACACCATCAACTGCACCAGCACTGATATTGATGCTCCAGTCGTAACTAGAACCACTGGTTCTCACAATGGGTTGGCCTGCTTGATTATAATCTAGAGCTTTGTGTATGTTATATGTGTTAGGTTCATCTGAGTGAACGTAATCAGTTGAGTTTGGATTCTTTATTCCCATTTTTTATTAAACCTTAATTCCTATAAAAATATGATCTACACGTGATGCTGTCCATGTGTTTGTTGCTGTTGCTCCAAAGCCTGTAGTCAGTGCTGATCTAACATTACTGTCAAGAGCACTTGCATCCCACACAGTTAATATCACAATGCTTCCATTAGAAACACTGTTTAGTGCATTGGCTAGTGACGTTACTGCTCCAGGATCGCCATAGGTATCATAATTTGCTGTGCTGAGTGTGTTACCATATGTATCTAATACTACCATGTTGTGACCACGAGCGCCAATGTTTAATACTTCAATATCATTAACCACTACACGAGCATTTTGATATCCTGGTACATCAAAAGATGATGAATATACGTAAATTTTATTACCACTTGCATATTGTGTTGTTTCAATAGCACTGATTGTGTTGAATTCTTCATATACTGTAAAAGACGATGTTGGTATCCACGGACGGCCACCTACTAACCCTCCTGTATTTGGATTATCAATTACATCATTGTCATTGTATTGAGTTGGCAATTGTGTTATATCATATGTTGCTCTAGGATGTCCAGCGGCGGCACGTTTACTTGCGGCTAGATCTAATTTGGATTTTTGACGCAACTCTTTGGTTGAAAGTGTTGATATACCGTTAGCCGCCATTGTCTTATCCTATTACAAATGATAGTGGATCACCACCATCTACATATTTTTGAATTTCGTCTTCAAGTCTTTCCATGGCTGTTTGTGCTTCAGCCTTGAGTGCATCACCATTTAGTGTAACACCACCCTGTGCACCAGGCAAAGAAGCAAATTTTGAACGTGCTTCTCCCAGCATCATTTTACACTGTGCAAGTGCATAATCTCTTATCCATGTTTTTGCATACGGGTCATCTAGCAGTGTTTCATCTGTTCTAAGCATATAAACTTGCAATAACAATGTTTCTGCATTTCTTGGGCGTCTAACAATTGTTAGTTTTTTAGTTACTGTATCCCAAGTAAAATTAATTTTGTTACCAAACAATCTACCCACAGTTTCTTGATATTGACTGAATGCTTCCCAAGTGGATAATCCGCCAATTCTACCTGCCTGTAAAAAATACAAGTTAGTGTAGGCAATTTCAAATGGATCAACATCAATACCTGATTGTTGATCAGAGCCCAAAGCACGTCTAAATGTTTCACGCACTTCAATTACTTCTGTTGGTAAAGTATACTCGTTTATGTCTTTTTCTAATCGTAAAAATAGTGTTGCTTCTTCATTGGCATTTGATGATCTTGCTCTGAATCTATCAAACGCCATGTCTAAACCTTGATTGTAGTGTTTGGGATCAAGTTCAACATCAACCATACCATCACCTAGTAGGTTGCGAATATCCTCAATGATCTTGTCTCTGTTTGATTTATCTTTGGCCATATTTAAAATCCTATACTTGTATTTATTGTATTAGTGAAATTCAGAACTAGTACTATATGTATCGTTTTTTATTTACGCAGTAGATTCTAGTTTAAATGCCTATTTAATTGCTTGTAAACCAGGTTTATTTTAGGATCTATTAGAATTTAGAGCAAATATGTATGCTTTTTGTAAATCCAATTTAAAACGCATAACAATAGGAATCGCACATGGTTTTTAGTTGAATAAATACTTGTATAAAAGGATATAGACATGCCACGACTCAGCTTATGGAAACCACAAAAAGGTAACGATTACAACATGATAGACCGTGTGATCCGCGAACATTTTAATGTTGGTGGCACTGGTGTATTCATCCACAAATACCTTGGTCCACATGCTCAAGCAAACACCACAGATTCAACCCAGCCTGACAATTCTGTGGTGCGTCCTAACAACATACAAGATTTATTATTTTTAGAAAACAGAGATCGCAAGTACGATCCAGATGTGTATGATATGCGTGGAGTATATCAAGTACAGGATTCAGATTTTGATCTAACACAATTTGGTGCATTTTTATCCAACGATACTATCTATATGACTTTTCATCTAAATGAAATGATCAATATATTAGGTAGAAAATTAATGAGTGGTGATGTATTAGAATTACCACATCAGCGTGATGACACCATGTTAGACATGGCACGTTTAGAGTTCGCTACAAAGCCAGCAAAAAAATTTAGAAAAGGTGAAACTATTACAGGTGCAACCAGTGGTGTAACTGCAACAGTAGTGAACTACAATCACGATGCAAAAGTTTTAAGAATGGTCACAGACGGTGACTTTGCAGTTGGTGAAACTGTAACCGGTACATCAAGTACAGCCGTAGGAGAAGTAGCGGCATATTACCCAGAAGGTCCACAAGCAATCAACAGATACTATGTTATCGAAGATGCCGCTAGAGGTTCAGAAGGTTATTCACCTACTTGGTATCCACACATTTGGAGAGTTAAATGTACTCCACTAGTAGACTCACCAGAGTTTTCAGATATACTTGGTACTGGTGAACAAAAAGATGATTTACGAAATTTAATTTCTACATATCAATCAGAAATTGACATCAGTGAAGCAATTGTTAATCAAGCACAAAATGAAGTTCCTAAAAAAGGTTTTGAAACTGCTCACTTGTATGTTAACAAAGCAGATCAATATGTTCCAGGTATGGTTTATGGTCATTGGCAAACCAATACAGCATCATTTAAACTTTACGAGTCAACAAACACAAGTTGGCAAACATTTGACTACTTTGTAAGTTCAACGGCACCAACTGACAATTACAAAAACGGTGACTATTGGTTAGACACAGCAAATACCAGCTGGGGATTATATGTTGGCGATGGTGCTGTGTGGAACAATCAAAGTGTATCAATAGTTGACTCAGCAAACATAGACGGTACTACCAAAGCACCAATATCATCATATGTACCTTCAAGTGATTATGCTGTAGTAGTTTCAGATAGAAACGTTGGTGCAACATATTTCAAAAAAGTCATCAACGGTTCGTGGGTAAAAATTGCAACAGATTCAACCACAACTGGATTACTTGGTGTAGATGTTGCCATTAGTGCAACTGAACCACCAACAAATACTAATGGTAAAATATGGTGGCAACCAAATACAACAGGTGGATTAAATGTATCATTTAAAAAATATTCTTCAACTACAAATAGTTGGGTAGCACAAGACATTACACTGCACTCAAGTCAAGATTCAGCCAATAACGCATTTGGATTTATGACCAAAGTTGGTGTACATGCCGGTGATGGTAAACCACCTAATGGTATACAAATTGCACACACAGGTTCAAGTTTCCCTAATTCATTAAATGATGGAGATTACATACTACGTACAGATTACGAGCCAAATAGATTGTTCAAAAAAGTTGGTAACAGATTTATCAAAATTGAAGATGACTTGAGAGGTAACTACTCTGCGGCAAACAGAATATTAAATACATTTATAGAAAATACAAACACAAGCACACAAACTGCTGACGGTAAAGAACAGCAAGGTTTAAGCAAAGCAGTTAAACCAAGGACAGATGTATAATGGCACAATTTTGGTATGATCAACAGATAAGAAGATATCTACTACAGTTTGTACGTATCTTTAACGGCTTTCAAATTCAAAGCGGACAAAAAAATGCAGGTGGTACTGCTTCACAAACATATAGAACTGTACCAATGCGTTATGCAGATATGTCAAGAATGGTTGCACATATACTACGTGGCAATACAGAAAATGCATTAAACTCTGCACCATTTATGACTTGTCATATTGCTAACATGAATATTGCAAGAGAACGCAGACATGATCCAAAATTAATTTCATCACAACAAGTACAGGAACGCAAGTATGATGCTATCAACGATCAATACACAGCAGAACTTGGCAATACATATACAGTTGATAGATACATGCCTGTGCCTTATGACTTAACCATTAATGTTGATGTGTGGTGTTCAAACACAGAACAAAAACTACAGTTGCTAGAACAAATACTTACACTGTTTAATCCCACAATAGAAATTCAAGCAAATACTAATCCACTAGATTGGACCAACATCACAGTTGTAGAACTAATTGATATCCAATGGTCATCTAGATCAGTTCCACAAGGTGTTGATTCACAATTAGATATTGCTACACTCATTTTTCAAATTCCTATTTGGATTAACCCTCCAGCAAAAGTTAAAAAACAATCAATTATACACGGAATTATTAATAGAATACATATGGATGATCATTTATCAGATTTAGAATATGATAAAAACATGCAAGACTTTTTTGATCAATTTAGTAACCTAGAAGAAATAGTTGTTACTCCTCAAGATGCTCAAATTGATGTAACTGGTAATACAATTAGTTTATTAAATGCACATGGTGTAAATGAAGGTTATTCATGGAAAGAATTTTTTGAACAATACGGAGAATTTCAAGCATCAACATCAAAAATTAAATTAAGACGTGCATCTAATATAGAAGATTCAACACAAGACATAATTGGTACTATTGCTTATAACCCTGCAAATGATAACCAATTAATATTTACAATTGACTCAGCAACACTACCAACTAATACAAAAACTTCTGTATTAAAAATTATTGATCCACAAAAAAACACTCCAGGTGATGGCACACTAGCAGGTCAACAAGCAGGTCAAAGATATTTAATAATTAACGACATTATAGCTAATTCAAAGAATTGGGGTACTGTTGTTGCTTCTGCAAATGATATTATAGAATTTAATGGTACGCAATGGACTGTTTCTTTTGATGCAAGTCTAAATGGTGATACTCAACAATACGTAACAAACAGCACCACAGGTTATCAATATCAATGGAATGGCAGTGAGTGGATTGACACTTATCAAGGTCAATACAAACCTGGCTATTGGATTTTAAATCTAGCAGGACTTTAATTTATCAAGTTGACTAACTAAAAAAACCATGCTATAAATACTAGTATGTATGACGCAGTAGGAGCCACATTTTTATCACAAGATACAAAAAAGTTTTGTCTTAATAAAAGATCAAAAAGCGTAAGCAATTCTGGTACTTGGAGTTTTTGGGGTGGTAAAGTTGAATCTGGTGAAACTGTCATTGGTGCGTTAAAAAGAGAAATCAAAGAAGAAATTGGATTTGTTCCTAAAATAGTAAAAATACATCCTTTAGATATCTATCAAAGTAATGATGGTCATTTTATGTATCATACATTTGTTATCATAACACCAACTGAATTTGAACCAAATATGAACCATGAATCACAAGATTATAGTTGGTCGAAACTAGCAAATCTTCCTAGACCTTTACACCAAGGTGCACGTAAAACTTTACTAGATAAAAACAATGTTAAAAAGTTAAAACTGATAGTAAATAGTATTGACTAACAATACAATAAACTAAAGGATATAAACATTGTCACGCATAATAAACTTTAATCAGGCTAGAATAGCACACACTTTTGAAAAATTTGCAAAAGACAGTGTTATTACAGATAATATTCTTGAAAACATAGTTCCAAATTTTCATTTTCAAAGCGACATAGATGATGTTTTAAACGAATATACAGATCGTGATCGTAAACGTTACTTTAAAATTTTACAAGATATGAAAAATGCTGTAAAACAAATGACCAGCGAAGACAACATGAGTATACGTTTTCAATTAGAAGATGAGTATTTTGAACTACTACAAAAATTAGAAACTAATAACATAAAATATAAGATACCGTCTATACTAATAAAATATAGAAAAGATATAAATCCTATTAGAGCATTAAAATTTGAACTAGAAGAAATTATGGCTATGCCTGAATCAGATGATGACTATCATATATGGTTAATTAGACAATATAAAAATGAAGAAAAAATTAATAACATTATAAAAGATATTAATGCTGATTTAAGAAGTATTGTAAAAATGCAAGAAAAATACAAAGACGCTAAAAAAGAATATCCTTATTTTGTATTACCAATGAGTTATTATCACTGTATTGAAATTGAAACTGATATGAAAAGTTGGATTAAAACTCTAAAAGAATTTTTAATTTGGACTCAAGATTCTATCAACAAAAGATATCTTTAAACAACAATGTTAACCAACTTAATGCCTGTGTTACTGTTATCTTCTAAAGATTTACCAATCACACAATAACCTGCCGGTGCTGGACTATCATCTGTTAGTGTTGTAGCAGTACCTGGTGTTACATTAGTTACAAGTAGATCGCCTTTTTTAACAGGACCTTCTACTTTACAAGGAACTTTACCACGAAGTGCAACTGCTACACCATCTGCATCTTTGTTCATTAGGTAGGCTGGTGCTGTTGATACTACACCTGCTACTCTGTGATCTAATAATCTATTACACTGTGTAACTTCATGATCTCCACCAAACACAACAACTGTACCAGGTTCATAGTCTGCATCTGATTTATAAATCTCTGCCAAGTCAGCATACTGTGCCTGAGTTGCTGTTAGGTATGCAGTGGCCGCCTGTATGTCTGCATTTGCTGTAGCAACAATATTTACATCTGCCGCAGTGTTTGTTGTTGTTGCCGCTACCCATCTATCATCTGTTTCATCCCAATACCATGCGGCATTGTTTTCAGCAGTACCACGTTGTACCATAACACCACCATCATTGGTGTTGTTTGCTGGTTGTGTGCTGTGTTTGTTCAGCAACATTATAGCATCTTCAACTTCAACGTTGGTTACTTCAAGTGTTGTTGCTGTACCTGTAACTGTTAAGTTACCAAGTATTTGTACAACGCCTGTACCTTGTGGATCTAATACAATATTGTTAGCACCTGTTGAAATAATTGAATGTGTTTGTACATCTAAATCCCCGCCAAGTTGTGGTGTTGTATCATCAACAACTTCTGTGATAACATCTATACCTGCTGTCCAAATAAAAGATGATGTACCATGATCGTATTGTAATAGTTTTCCATCTTCTGAAGCACCTACTGACGAAACACTACCTAAATCTGTCAATGTCATTGTAGCCGCTACTGCCTGTGGAGTAGCACCAACCCAATTTGATCCATTATATCTTAACAAGTTGTTGGTTGCTGATGTTAATACTGGATTCATTGTAGGTGTTTGATTTATCCAAGTAGTGGTACTGTTTGCATATAGTATTTGTCCTGTTTGTTGTGATGTAATAGTTACATATTGTAAGTCATTAAGTTCGTCAGGTGTATCAATTTTAAATTCTGTTGCGGTAAAATTTATATCACTTAATTCATATGCATTTGCGGCACCTGAATTAAATTGAACTGCAATTTTATATGCTACTGATGTTACTGATGGACTAGATCCTGTTAAATCATCTAAATGTGTAAACCCTAGAGGAAAACCTTGGGTCATTGTATTGTACTCAACAACTGGTGTTGCTGGCCATACACCACTACCATTAATTGATCTAAATAAACCAATTTTAGAACCACCTGCTGTTTCTGTATCAATATTAGATGCATATGAAATTTCAACTTTTCCATTTGTTGTAATAGTAAAACTAGAAATTATTGCTACATCAGTCCAACTTGTTGCTAGACCAGTTAAGTTAACACTAGTTGTTGACGATTTTTGTGTGTTAACTACTCCAAGTGCTGGTGACTGTGCTACAAAATTTGCACCATTATACATTAAAATTTGTCCGGTTGCTGGAGCAACACTTGTAATGTCAACATCATTTAATGCGTCTACTGATGTTGTGGCAATTCTTGCATCAATGTCTGTGTTAGCTCTTGCAGTTGTATAGTATAAGTTTGTTCCTTCACTTAAATTGGTTGTTGATTTAGTTGCTAATCTTAAATCAAATCTTGTGTCTGTGTAGTATAGATTTGTGCCTTCTGTTAAATTTGTTGTTGTCTTGCCTGAAAATGCTGTGTCAAATCTACCTGTTGTATAATATAAATTTGTGCCTTCTGCTAAATTAGTTGTTGATTTAGTTGCTAATCTTGTGTCAAATCTACCATCTGTGTAGTATAAGTTAGTGCCTTCTGCCACATCATCTGTTGTTAGTGTGTCAAATTCAACTCCTGTTTCACCTGAATTTACTTTTAGATATCGTCCTGCTGTGCCCGTGTAACTTGCTGGAGTGTCTGATAAATTTGTCAAACTTGTACTAATAGCGCCGGCATTAACAATATTAGCACCACCAAAATCCCAGCCACTACTACTAGTGTTATAGCCAAATGTAGCAATAATTGATCCACTTGATTCAACTTCAATACCAGATAATTGAGTACCTGTTAGGGTACCGTCTTTATTAAGAGTAATTAGTCGATCTTTTACTGTTAAATCGTCTGTATTGGTTGTGATCTGTGATCCAGAAACCTGAAGATTTCCAGTAATAATTAAGTCGTTTGATCTAATAACTGTTTGATCTGCCATGCTGTATTATGCTCCAATGTATATTACTTATTTAGCAGATTTGGCCAATTTATAATATGTGTACAGTCAAGGGAAACCCCGGAATAAATCCGGGGTTTCTATATTGATATCTAATATTAGATAAATGTTGCGTTTGAAATAGCAATTTTTGATAGGTAGTCTGCTGAATTACCAAGTGATGATGCAGTGTTTGTTAACTCTACATAACCGTATCTTGTCATAAAGCTCACTACTGGTTCAAAAGTTGATGGATCCACAATAACGCCTGATGACATTAATGGGATGTATGGGCAATAGAATGCCGCCGCATCAACTTCACCTGCACCTTTGTAACCAATAAGTACTGGTGAATCATCTACTAAGTATGAGTTTACATATACTCTCATTGCACCGTTTAAAGTACCTACAAACTTAGTGTTTGTTGGAGCTTCAAAAGTACCTTCAGTTGTTCTTGCAAACGCTGAAGTTGTAGCTGATTGTAAAATTGTCAAAGCCTGTGGAGAAACAACAGCCCAGTTAGCCGCGCCTCTTCTTGTTCTTTGAGCAATTAAGTTTGCTTCTCTGTTGATAGCAACTGCCAATGCCGCATGTTCGTCACCAACAAATGTTGCTGTACCTGATACAGATGATTGATTGTATGCTGTACCTGAACCTGCTAAGTTTGTTAATGAAGAAAGGATCTCTTGATCGATCTCAGCAGTAATTTCTTGTGCTAATGCCGCCATTACTTCTGCTTCTACATCTAAACCATGCATTGCTGATGCGTCTTGTGCCGCTTCAAATGTCCAACGTGCAGATAGCTTTCTTGTTTTAGCTTCTACAGTTTGTTTTAAAATTTGAATTGACATTTTGTTACCAGCTTCACCCTCTAAAGATGAAGTTGATGCACCTGCTACTGGTGATTGTGCACCAGAACCTGGATTTGCTGAGTAAGATCTTGCAATTTCAAAAGGTGAAAGTGCTTCAGTACCTGCTGTTACACCGTCTTTTGCATCTGAGTATCTAACTCTTAATGTGTGGATTTGACCTACTGGACCTGTCATTGGTTGTACACCAACGATTTCGTTTGCAATTACTGTAGGCATCACACGTCTGATTATTGGAAGAATTACTTTGTTTAAAGCCGCTACGTTACCAGCACCTGTGGCACCAGTTGAAGCCGCTTCAGCCAAGTACTTCTTTGTATTCTCAAGGACAGCATCCATTGATTTTGCTTTAGTGCCTGAAAGGCCTTCCATCAATGCTGATTTTGTTTCTGTCCAGTTTTCGTTGATCATGTTTGTCATTTTACTTAACTCCTAGACCTGCTAGTTTTCTAAGTTCAACAATGTCACCAATGTCTGAACTTTTTGTTTCAGCAGGTGCCTCTCTGTTACCAGTTACCTCTGTTACTGATTCAGTAACAATAGTTTTATTTGCATCTGCTCTCACAGATTCATTTAAAACTGCTGGTAAGTATTTGTTAAACTGTTTTTTCAAATCGCTTGTTTGTACAGATTCAAGCAATTCGTTCATTACTCGACGCTTTTCTTTGGATAAATTTGCAGTTAACTCTGTAAGAGCTTTTTCACGTACATTTTTATCTTCAGCAATTCTTAATTTAGTTTGAACTGCTTCAATTTCTGCGTCTTTTTCTTTTAGTTTAGATTCTGCTTCAACAGTAGTTGATTTTACAGTTTCTAATTCTTTTTGAAGTTTTCTAACCTCTGTACCCTCGGCTAGATGAGAAGACATATACTCGCCTGCGAATGCTTCAAATACTTTTCTACCAAAGTTGTTTTCTTTAGCAACTTTGATGTCATCTTTAAGTTGTGATAATTCGCTTCTCAAACTCTTCTCAACAGTGTTTTCAACAACCTGTGCCGCTTTAGAAACAAAACGTTGTTTCGCTTCAGCAATCATTTTCTTGCCTTCTGCTACTAATTTAACTTTTTGTTCTACAACTGCTTTTTTGTCGTTTTCAAACTCTGTTATCTCTTTTGCTAATTGTTTAACAACAAAGTTTTCCAATTTTGCAAAATTGTTTTTCAAGTCTGTTCTATCAGCGTGTAGTTCTTTTACTTCTTTAGCTAATTGCTCAGCAACAAATTTGTCTACTAGACCAACATGTTTTTGAATGTTAGTTTTGTAAGCAACTGTTTGCTCAGCCAATGCCGCTCTGTCAGCCTTCAGCTCTTCAATTTCAGCTGTAATTCTGTCAGTTAGCATTTTGTCCATAGCTTCAACTATTTGCCCTTTGTCATTTTCATAACGTTGAGCAAATTCATCGCGAAGTTCAGCAGTGATCTCTTCTCTGGCTTCATCTAACTTAGATTTCCACGTTTCTTGAATCTGAGTTCTCAATTCTTCTGAAATGTTATCTGACTCAAGTATTCCGTTAAAAATATCTGCCATGAGTAGTTCTCCTTATAACTTCAACTCTTTTATTAATTTAACTATCTCATCTCTAAGATAGTTTTCTGCTTTGCGATCATACATAGCATCTGCGCCTATACCATATAAACGTCTTCCACCACGCATGTTCATCAAACCTTCGTATATTGCTTTTGGATAAGCATCTGGGGCCGATGGTTGTGCAACAATATCTACTGTAACAATTTCAAAATCAGACACTTTGCCTGACTCATTCACGTTACCAGTACCTCTTGATGACACACCCAATTTTGCTCCACTTTCCAAAAGGGTTTTTACAATGTTTCCCATTGGGGTTGGTAAAATTTTAAGTTTACCAATTCCGTTTGGACCGTCCATCCACATTGATTCAATCATGTGTGACACACGATCTAAATTCACTGTTAATTCTTCAGGGTGATCTGCTTCACCTAGCACAGAATAACCACCTTTCAAACGTTCGTCCACTGAAGTCACCGCTTTTTCGATTTCTTCAAGTGGATAAACACGTTGATTTTGATTCTTTACTCCGCCTTGGATGAATACACCTTTCATGAATAAGTTTTTCTTTCCCTCTTCACCTTCATGTAATACTTGCATGCCAGCTTGATCAAAAGTTAAACTTTCTAAAAGTGGTTTTATCATCTTGACGATCTCCTATAAATCAAATTATGCTTTAGCCTTTGGAGCAGGTGATAATTTAGCCGCGCCTTGTTTAGGACTATTTGGATTGTCCTTCACTGCTGGTGCCTTACCGCCTTTTTCCTCACCGCCTTGAGCAATGTTTGATGTTGAACCACCCATATCGTTTTTACCCGCTACTGGTGATTTTGAATTAGCACCGTTGTCTCCACCTTTTGGAGTTGCAACAGCTTTTAATTCAGTTGCTTCTTCAAGCTCTTCGCTTTCATCTGAATCAGATGCATCTTCAAGTGCAACTTCGTCAGCAACTTCAACAGTTTCTTCTGCTGGCATTTCCATAGATGGCATTTCTGCTTCTAGGTCGTCAGCGGCTTCTTCGTTGTCGTCACCTTCTTCGTCGTCTTTGTCGCCCATCATTTTTTCAAATTCAGCTTTAAGATCTTCTAAAGCATCTTCTAGATCGTCAACTCTGTCTTCAACTTCCTCATGATCATGGTCATCAGCTTCGCCATCTTCATCACCATCATCTTCGTTAGTTTCTTCATGCTCAATTTCTTCAGCATGAGCGTCTGCTTCGTCTTTGACAGCAGTAGTTAAATCTTCTTCTTGATCGCCTAAACCGCCAACTTTTTCTTCAACGGTTTCATCACCTGACTCGTCAGTTGCTTCTTCAACAGCTTCCTCATCTGATTCTTCTGCTTCTTCAACTGCTTCTTCAGTTGATTCTTCTGATTCATCTACAGTATCTGTATCTTCTTCAGTTAAATCTTCTTCAATTTCGTCAGTTTGACTTTCGATCAACTCTTCATGTATTTTTCTAGCCTTTTCAACAATTACATCATGTAAAAGCTCTTGAGCTTTTTCTGATTCATTGTTAACTAGATATTCTAGAACTTGTTCTAGTTTAGACTTTGTAGTAGACATAATGTTAATCTCCATAATATTACTAGTAATATCGCATAGAGCTCTATAGAAAGCTCTAACGTATGTATTATTTACTTATTTATAGAAAAATTAGTGGAAAAGGCGCCTATTTTGACTCGTTTTGTAATAATAATGTAATATTATTATACAGCAGGCGGTTGTGCGTACATCGTAGCCACAAATTCACGGTTTTTTTCTTGATCTGCTTTACGCATTTCACGTACTTTACGCAATTTGTTAAGGTGTTTTAGTGTAAGACGTGTTTTGCGACTATCATCAATATGAGCCATATGATAGTGATCATGCTCTGGAAAATAGTTTTCTTTTAGTTCACTGTAACGCATGTTTGTATTTACCTTTTTCCTCTACGAGCTTTAATTGCCAAGTTTGCACGTTTTACACGTTGTGATGCTTGGCTGAACTTTTTAGTATATGTTGATCTTTTACCGTGAATTGAACCTTTTGCTCTACGTGTGCTTTTCATTTTGGTACTTTGTCTAATATTTAAAGGCTTGTTACAAGTGCTTGGATTAGCAACAATACGTCCTTTTCTTGGTCCAGTAGGACATCTAAAACGCTGTGTTGTTATAGTTCCTTTACCTTTGGTTTTTGATCTGGCTGTACGACCAAATATCTGTCTTGCACCTTCAGTAATAGGTTCAAAACAATATAAATCTGTTGTGCTAATTTCGTAAATTTTCATAACAATACCTTTGTTATGTTATTTATGTCGCTGGAGTATCTGTGTCTGGAGTTAATGGTGATTCAGCACCGGCATCTGCGGCATCACCTGCTGGCTCATCTGTAGGACCTTCTAGATCAGAAGCTGGCATTGGAGCCGCGCCTACATCTGATAATCCTGCACCTCCGGCTACATCATCACCTTGTGCTGGTGGTTGTGTACTATTAGCATTTTCTTCTGCCCATAGTTTTTCATTTCGATAAATTTCACCTTCATCAAGTCCAAGATAACGTGACATAGCAAAACGTTTTGAAATAAATGGAATCTGTTGTAGTTGTGTAAAGATACTAACCTGTTGATTGTCGATTTCAATTTGTCTGTATTTGCCAAAGTTTTGTGGCTCATTAAATTGTATTTCAAATGAACCAGAATCAATTTCAATACCTCTGTGCTTTAAGAACATTTTGAATTCTTTGTCAAGTGTAGGCATAACCATTGACTGTAAACGTTGACAAAATTTTGTAAAACGGAATTCTTGAATATATGCTGTACCAACTCTACCATCAGTGAATGCTGAACCTGGATCATCTGGTGTTGATGGCAAATAACTTGATGGAATTCTTAAACCTTTCATTAGCTTATTATTAAAGTATTTTAAGTCATCAATTTCACCTAGGTTTTGACCACCTGGTAGTGTTTCAACTTTAGAACCTCTACCTTCAGCCGTTTGTGCAAAGAAATAATCTTCAATCTGTGATAATGGATTGTAAGCGGCATCCATAATGTTTGCTCCACCGCCTGTTTTGTTTGGAATACGTTTTTGATGAATTTCATTTTTAACACGTTCAATAAATGCCATCGCTTTATTGGTTGGCATGTTACCTACGTCAATGTAAAACACTCTACGTTCTGGTGCTCTTTGAACTCTATAAATGATAATTGCATCTTCTAGTAATTCTTTTTGTTTGTACACTTTGAATATTGCTTCTAACACCGAAGTACCAAAAGGCCAAAATCTATCCATGCCTTCTGATAATGAAATGTGTGCAATGTGTGAAGCATCAACAGGTGTTGTCATCACTTCTAAATTAAATCTACCTGCTTGTGAACTTGTTGTTGCTGTGGTAATACCTCTGTATTTTGCATCAGTGGCAAAAGGCATGTTACCGCTTTGGTATGCTGTTGGAGCCGTGTATTGGTATTGACTCATTGTGGTTAAATTTAAATTTTGTAAATTTAAATCCAAGTCTCTGATAAAATATGCTTCTGGCTTTTTACCTTTGCCTTCGTTAACAACAATCTTTTCAATCTTTGCATGATCAACCCATAACAACTTGTAGGTTTCTGGATCTCTAACAAATACCTGATCACCATACTTGATTACATTTCTAAAAAGTTTAAAACATCTCTTGTCCCAATCATTAACATTGGACCATTGTTTGATTGCTTGATCTAAAATTTCTGTTTCTGTATCAGTTGGTTTGTCTTTGTAAAAAATTCTAAACGGAACACCTGTCTTTGGATCGTTTTGAGTTGAAAATTCTGCAATGGTATCAAGTGCCGCGTTTATCTCTGTGTCAAGATCCATTTGATCATATTGATAATAACGCTCAATACGATTTGGCTGACCTGCATATACTTCTGGTAACCATGAGCTGTATTTTGATTGTGATGATTGTCCGTATGAACTGCCCACAGGACTTTGCTGTCCTAGTTTAGTTTCATATGTAGTAAAGTGTTTTTTCCAACTCATTGTGTGTACGTACCTTTATATGCTAGTATTTATGTAATTATATAGTATTTTAAATTTTAATGCAACCACTATGTTTTGGCCTATTATAGTTTTTCTAAAGCCGCTACTTGTTTTTTCATTGTCTCAAGTTGCTGTTGTTGTAGAGAAATTGTTGTTTCATAAAATGCTGTTTCTGGAGAAGAATTTGGATCGCTTGATCCTCCCATTGGAAGATACTGTTTCATAATACGCATTCTAGCATCATTTAAAACTGATGGGTCTGTGTTTGCTACTCCATTGGCTTTTTCTTCTTCATTTTCTTTATTACCTAGATCATCAATTTTAGCTTTTTCTATCAATTTACCAGCTTCTAACGATGCTTTGTAATCGTATTCACTAAAATATTTTTCAAATTCGCTACGATTTCCTTCCATTAATTTAGCCATAGCATCTTGATTTTTTTTGTTATTCTCATCAAGTGTACTAACTAAGTTTTTTAATGTTGTGTCTAACTGTGTAAGTTCGTCAGTGTACTCTGCAATTTTACTGTCATCACGATATTTTGCATTGCTTTCATACCATGCGGCGCCGCCGGCTGGCATAACTGCTTTGTTTTGTTCTCTTTCAAGTTTGCTTTGAAGTCTTTCTCTTCGAGCTTGTAAATCTGTAATCTCTTGACCGCCATATACATTTCCTTGTCTTGCTTCTTTTTCAATTGCTTTATATGGATTTAAGAAATCCTCGTTGAATCTTTCATTTCTAGATGTACCAATAAATGGTATATCCATTGATATCATTTCCCAGCCGGCTACAATTGCTCTTGTAATTGCATCACCTAGTGCTGAAAAAATTGGTCCAAGTGCTTTTGCAATAAAGTCTCCAATACTTGTTGCTTGGGTAAGATCACCCATCCAGTTGCCTAACCATGTGCCTATTTTATCAGCAAAACCCAAAACCCAATCTGCTAATTTTTGTGCATTCTCTGTAAGCATAGTCATTGTTTTTTCAATTGCTTTTAGTAATTTGTCATTGCCAAATAATCTTGTAAAGAATGTGTTAAATACCATTTTAAATTTTTGTGTTGCACGTTCAAAATTAATAAAAGCAACTGACAGTTGATCAATTTTTGATTCTTGTCTTAGTTTTTGAAGATCTTTGTATATTTCTATTTTACCATCTTCTTCTAACTGTTGAATTTTATTAATTAATGCAATTTGTTGTCCAGCCGCCGCCGCATATTCTGTGTTAGAACGTTCAATAATTCCTAGTCTTTCTCGTTCAGCTTTACTAGTGTTAGCAATTTCATCAATTAAATTTGCAGTGGCTTCTGCCGCTTCTTGATCACTCATGCTTTCTAAATTGTTTATAATACCATCTAATGAATTATACAATCTCTTGTTAACTGCTAGTAATGATCTACCTGCTTCTGTAAAGAACAATCCTCCTCGTCCATATGCCTGTGTAAATGTTGTAGCAAGTTGATCACCAAACTGTGTTCCTAGTCCAGCAAACATACCTGCAACTGTTTGTGTTGCGGCTATCAATGTACGCTGTACTGTTGCTGGTAATGTATTCATTCTATTAGTAAATGCGTCTATCGATGTTGCTGATTTTATCACTGCATCAATTTGATCTCTACTTACATTTGAAAGTTGAGTAAACGCTGTAATATTTTTTAAATAGTTCGAAGCCATTTCTTCTAAATATTCGTTATTTTCGTTTGAAAGAATACCAGCATCTTTTAGTTGTTCAATATAACTTCCGGTATATTCTGTTAGTTCTGACAAACTCATGCCTAACAAACCTTGACTTTGTAAATTATCCCTAATTGATTTGTTTAGCTCAGAAAAATTTCGAGTTCCTAAAATTCCAACTGATGTTGCATACTTGCCAAGAATTTCTGTATATTGATCTATACCCATTTCAGCCGCCACTGCCGCCTTTGCTAATCCCATTGCTCCCTGTTCAAATCTAAAACCCATTGAGAACATTTGTCTATAAGCATCTGAAAACTGTTTTAATCTTCCAATTACTGCTCCAATTGCCATTGCAAAGCCGCCTACAGCCGCACCTATAAATCCTAATTTCATAGCAAATCTTCCCATTATTAGGTTAACTGATTTGAAAGGAGTTTTTAAATTTTTATCAACTAAACTTTTAGTATAATTTCCACTTTTTTCACGTAACGACTTAACAAGATTTTTCGAATTTTGACTTTGTGCTTTCATGCTTTCTTCAAATCTTTGAGTAAGTGTTTTTATTGATTTAGTTTGAGTTTGTTGTTCTTTTAAATCTTTTTCGTCGGATTTTTTAGAACCTTCTAATGCTTTAAGAATTTTGTTTTGAGTGGCTTCGGTAGCCCATTCTGGTATATCGCTACCAAAATTTATTTTATCTATAGTGATTCTATCGCCGTCAGCCATTTTTCATTAAATACCCATATAATTAAGTAGATAAGTACTACTATTACATAAATATTTATCGTATTAGTTATCTACGTATATAATAGGAAAGAAAAAACATGAGCGAAAGCAAACTAGCAAAATACTACAGAGCACCAAAACTGTATGTTCGTATACCAAGTCAGGGTGCATTTAATCCTGATATAGAGCAGTCTATGAGTGAAGAACTTGCTGTTATGGCAATGACTGGGCGTGACGAAACTATGATCAAAAACCCAGATGCGTTGTTAAACGGAGAAGCAATTACATCAGTTATCAAAAGTTGTGTTCCAGGAATCAAAGATCCAAAGGATATTCCAATCACAGATGTTGATACTCTTTTAATTGCTATTAAAATTGCAACCAACGGTGAAGAACACGAAGTAAGTGCTAAATGTCCAAAATGTAAAACAGAAACTAGAGGTGTAGTAAATTTAAGAAACGTACTACCTACTGTAAAATTATTGGAATCAGAATACCCAATCAAATTAGATACCGGTGTAACCGTTTATATTAAACCTTATACCTATGCTATGCAAACCGAAGCGGCGTTGGCGGCATTTGACGAAACAAAAACATTGCAAAACTTAACTAAAGAAAAAGAAATAAATTCTGAAAGTATGGCAATATATAATAAAAGTTTTAGAAGAATGGCAGAAATGAGTGTTTCATTACTAGCAAGAAGTATTGTAAAAGTTGTTACTCCGGAAGGCGATGAAGTTTCTGATCCAAATGAAATTTTTGCATTTATTCAAAACATTGACTCTACTGCGGCAAAAACAATCGATGACACTTTAGCAAAAATCAATTCAATTGATATAGACAAAAGAATTGAAATGACTTGTGAAAATGAAAACTGTAAAAATGTTTGGAGCACTGAAGTAGAATATAATGCGGCAGATTTTTTCGGAATTGGCTCTTAAAGGCTGAGCCACAAGAAATAAATGTCTACTTTGAACAATTAGAAAAAGAAAGAAACTCAATCAAACAACAGATAACCGAAATCTGTTGGTACATGCGTGGTTCCATATCTTGGGAAGAAGCATGGAGTTTGAGTGATGTTGACCGTAATGACTTAACTAAATTTATTGGTGAAAACGCCGAACGATTTAAAAAGGCCGGTCAAATAGTTGTTTAGGTAGACTGCTGTTTAACAGCATCTGAATTTAATTGCCAAAAATCTTTATATTCAATATAATGAAATTGTTTATAATCTTTAGTTTGTTTTAAATTGTTCCATTGAGTTGGATCCCATAATACAAATTCACCTTGTCTAGAAATTTTAACACACAATAACCATTTGTCATTTGCTTCACATGACTCTTGTGCTTGTTGAATAAAACTATCTAATTGTTTTACTTCTTTACCAAGTGCAAGATTATGCCACTGTAGTTCGCCATAATTTTTTGCTTCAATAACCAACAATGGAAATGTATCAGGTGGAATAATATCACCTTTGAATCCTCTGGTTTGATTTTCAGAAAGTGTTTCTGTTCTAGAAATATTTTTACCGCCAATATAAGCACCACTATAAGGAACCCGGGTAAAAGACTCGTTGTATAATTCACTTAAAAAGTTAGCTACTTCTCTTTCGTAGGTTTTGCCTTTGTTTTTAGATTTTGCACCACTCACTCGTTTGATTCCTCTTCTGTTTTGTTAACTAAATTTGAAGGTTTGTCTATTGGTAACCCTGCTCTGTCAAACCAACGACCATCTGCTGTTTCATATACATGTGAAAAAAAGTTACTTCCGCTAATGCCTTTTACACTTATTCTACGTTTGTTTATAGCACCTTCATATAGTTTGCCGTCCTTTTGAATTAATCTAAGAGTATGATCTGCACCGTATATCCTATCTATAAAGATAGGTTCCCCTTTTTCATCTTCGCCTCTTATATTAGATACCATTGTAAAGTCTTTCATTGTTCTAGTATATAACCAAATAAAAAAATAGTCAAGTTTAATAATTCTGGTTGACTTTTTACCCAATTTAATCGTATACTTTAATTATTAAGGCTAATATCTACAAAAACAATAACTCTTTTTAGGCTAACATAGGCAATATAGCAACACAACTGATAGAAATATCCTAGAAATGCGCCGTTAAACGGTGGTGAATCTAGAGTTGCGAAACTTAGGCTAATATCTGCTAAATGATGGGGCCCTGTGAAAAAGATACAACCCCAACCATGTGTATAGTGCTAACTTATTTTATACACATTGGTTCCGTTGGATGAGACGCAGTTGATGGGAGTACCGGCCAACCGCTTCCGTAGGACTGTAAAGTTAGAATGGCGTGATCTCGTATGATGCGAAGTTACCACTCACCCGTAACTGGGTGAGTCATGACTGATTCTGTATGATACGATACAAAGTGTTTTGGTAGTACCTTTTATAAAAGAATAAAAGATATTGTTAACGATAGTTAACAATAATACTAACTGACGTAGTCAGTTACCTATTGTGACTTTTCTATTGCTGTTCGATGTTTCTCAGGAATTTGTGCATTTGTTCGATGTCCGTAATGTCTACAAGATTTAATACACACATCTAAATTAAATTTATTTTTATCAGTTTTTAAATTATTATTAATATATTTAAATGTTTCACTAGTTAATACATCATATAACAAATGATTATTTGTGATTTTTATATCTTCTAACTCTATATAACTTTTTTCTTTATTATGATTCATTAGTTTTTCCCATTGTTTTATTTCTCTTAAATAACTATAACTTTCTCCACTATTTAAAAAACTTAATGATTTATTATTCCATATATTTTTATTTTTTAACCAATACAAATAATGATAATGACTGGTCCAACAACATGGCCAGACTGTCATATCACTGACTATTTGTATTTCTTTGTGTACTTGCCAAACACATACATCATTGTATTGTTTAGTATCATTTGGAAAGTCATTTTCAATAATATAATCTTCATTGGAAAAATCTATTGTCCAATTTTTAACTTTTTGTTTATACAATTCTACGTTTTTTGGTTTATGAATTAAATCTTTAATTAAATTTCCGCCCCATGTTCCATCATTTAAAGAAAAATCCCACCCCCAACTTTTTGCTAGATTACGTGCTTGATCAACTTGATGTGCATTATGATCAAAACGATTCATTCTCCATCTTACATTAACCTTGTGCTTACGCAATATTTCTGCGTTTGTTAGAATGTGTTTCCATTGTACATTTCTTCTATACAAATGATTAGTATCTTCTAAACCATCAATTGAAAAAACCAAATGTATATCTGCATTTGGATTTTGTTGCGAAATATAACTACCAATAGTTTCAAACTTTTTAGCCCATGGTCCGCCACCGTTTGTGTGTAGAGTTTGTTTTATCTCTGGTTTATTTTTGTCAACATCAATTAATATTTTATCAACATTTGGATGCATCATTGCATCACCTATATTACCATTATACACAATTTTTTTTAATTTTTTTAAACGTGGATCTATAACAGATTGCACAAACGAATTTACATCATTTAATGTTGAATGTCGTTGCGTGTGAACTATATTAGGTTGTGTTAGCATTGTTTCTTTGTCTGTTCTTGGACAAACTAAACAATTTGCGTTGCAATAACTGGTCGGTTCCCATTGTACTAGTTCTAGTTCTTCTGGTTTTATGTACATAATAATACTTATAGTGTTTCAACTAACCGTTTTACAGCGTCATCATATCTTCTGTGTAATCTTAAATAATTGTACTGTGAGGTTTCATATGCCCGTACCCAATCAATTGGATTATTATAGATATATTTCACAGTATCAGCGATCATTTCCATTCGTTTGTCTGTGTCAAATTCTAAATCATAATCTTCTGGCCAAAAATCTGAAAACGTTTGGTATTGTCTAGCACGAAGTTGCTCTAAAAATTTTGGAGTAGACGCAATAACAAACGGATGTTTGTTTATAATAGCTCTTGCAGTTTTTTCTGTAATCATAAATTCGTCGTCTGCTTCTACATGTGTTTCTGCAATAATACTATATTTGGTATTTTCGTACAGTGTATGGTCAAATGGATATCCTAAATAATGATCTGCTTGGCCATCATAATTTATGTTATCTGGACTGTGTGGAATTTTGCTGTAGAACCAATCAAAATCATATTTGGTTATTATATGTGATACCTTTGGATATAAATCTTGTACTGTGTGTGCAGTGTTTAAAGACCATATACCGTACTTTAAAACATCTTTGTTATGTAATCTAACTGCAAGATTTAATCTATTTGCTTTGTGAATTTTAGCATTTAAAAATAAAAATTCGTTTTTAACAAAATTTTGTAATTCATCAAACTTTTTATTTGCTAGATCAATATCTCCTTGATAAAATCTCCAAACAGCATCAGTTTCAAAATGTGGATATGCAATAACAGTTATTCTATGTCTAAAAACATTTTCTGATATACAGGCCTGTTTATATAATTCTAAAAAATCAAACTCATCTTGGCATCCGACAACATATATAATTTGCTGTGCTGTGCATATTTCACTTTGTATTAACCAATCAATAAAAACAGCATGAGCTCGTAGTATTTTACTGTCAATGTTTAACCTTTCTCTTACATGAGAAATCATAATTCTACGTTTGGGATTTTTTAATTTTCTTAAAGATAAATTTTTAAATTCTGGACACAAATGATATGGTTGATTGCGATAAGCATTAAATTCTAATATATCAAAATTATTGTCATCAACATAGTTTGCTAAACCATACTTGCCAGGGCTTTCAAAATGATATGCTAAAGTATTAGGCGCTAACTGTATCGTACTCATGATCTTTTGCAAATAGTTCTTTGTGTGTTTTATGGTCTATAGTTTCTATATCCGTTGCAAAAGACGTAAATCCATTTTCTTTAACTACATTAAGTACATTAGAGCATCTTGATGTTAATTCATCTCTATGTGAAATAAGGAAAATATTCTTACCGCCTTCTCTAGACATTTTTTTCAATACACCCATTGCTGACTCAACACCCATAGTGTCCATGCCACTGTCTACAAGCTCGTCAATAAACAACAGGTTTACAGATGTATTCATAGATTCATATACATCTCTAAATGCCCAACTTAATCCTAGGATTAATCTATTGCGTTCACCTCGAGAAAGATTATCAAAATCTAACTCTCTACCTAATTCAGTAATTTCTACAGTTAGGTCTGATTTAAATACCACTTCATGTGGTAATCCAATTTTATCTAAGTAGTAGTTTAATCTTGAATTCAAATATAACAAGTTTTGATCAATAATTTTTTTACGTATAAATGAATCTTTTGATGTTAGTAATTTATATAAAAAGTCTTGATGATCTTTTAATTTTTGCAGTGCATTAATACGAGTGTAGTCTACTTCTTCTATGTTTTTAGATTTTAATTCGTCAATTTGTTCTGTGTGTGGATTTTCTTTTTGTTTTTCATTTTCTAATTGACTCTTTAGTTCAGCAAGATTTTGTCTATGATCATATGCTTCATCAGAAGAACTATATGCTGTTTCTGGTCTTGCACCCAATTCACCTTGTTCACTAATTTGTTTTTTAATTGATTCTATTGTATCTAGTATTTGTTTTTGTTCTTCTATCTTATTAGTATGTTCTTGTTTGATATCTTCAACTAGTTGATCATGTTTATCAGTGTGTAATTCTTGTTCACACATAGGACATTCTTTACCTTCTAGTTTTGTTAATTGTGAACTTAACGATTCTATTAGTTTTTCTATTGACGATAAATTACTTTTATTAAAATTTAAATTTTGTTCATATGATTTAATTTTTTGCGAACGTTCTTGCCAATGTGCTAATAACTTATGCTGTTGTATTTCTGAATCAATGTTAATTTTTTCCAATTCTTTTATACCATGTGTAAGTTCTGCTATTGATTTTTTGTGTGATTCTTCCCAACTAATACTTCTAATTTGAAACTTACGAATAGTTTCTTCAATTTTTTCGTTTGAAATTTTTACCTGTTCTAATCGTACTTGTTCAGTTTTCATATCGTCATTGGTTTCACGCATTAGCTCTTTTAAACGTTCTGCTTTTTCACTTAAACGAGATATACCCAAAAGTTCTTCAATAATAGCACGTTGCTCATTTGCTTTCATAGCCAAGAAAGGCTCAGTATAAGTGTTAAGGGCAACTATGTGTTTAAACATTGTGTGGCTCATGTCAAAAACCCTTAACACTTCTTCCTGAGTAAGCCTATTTTCGCCTTGAGCTTCGTCAGTTCCTTGCTCATTAACAATAGAGTCATCAACAATAAACTGAAACTTGTTAGGCTTACGACCTCTTTCTATTCTGTAACGGTGTCCGTCTCTTTCAAAGTCAACAGTAACTAACATGTTTTTATTGTTGGTTTTGTTAACCAAATTATCCTTGCGGATATTTGTTAGAGCTTGACCGTATACAGCATAACTAAGAGCATTTATAAGTGTGGTTTTACCTGTGCCGTTTCGCGAGCCTTCGCCTCCAAGATCCATATTGTTACCAAGTACCAATGTTAATCCATCGTGTGCAAAGTTTACAGCCTGTGTGGTGTTACCTACACTCATAAAATTTTTAATAGTAATGTTTTTGATTTTTATCATAGTCTATTGTAT